CCTATAATGCTAAACTTCTAATTTACGATGCTAATGGTATTGGTGCGGCTATGCGCGACTGATTAAATAAAGAAACTACTGATGAAACTGGCATGATTTTAGAAGGATTAGGTATAATTAATCCACCAGATAGCGCAGAACATGATTTAAAACGTTATCCAAAAGATAAAACAATCTGTTATGAGATTAAATCAGGTGGAAAAGTTGGTGAACAAATCCACTGGTTCTTCTTCTCAAGAATGAGTACTGGTGCGATCACATTCCCAATTAAACTTTCAGAGGCATTATCGCTATATGCCAAAAACAAATCATTCTGTTCAATGAGTAGAATGAAACAACAACAATTCTTACTTCCTTTCCAAACAATGGATAAAATGGAAGCGGAACTTAAAAATCTTGATATCGTAAATACTTCTGATCAAATGAGTAATTCTCTCAAGATTGTTCGTCGTAACGCGGCAATCCAAAAAGACTTCTTCTCTATGGCAGAATACTTAGTATGAGCGGTAAATCAATATATAGAACTTGCTTATTACAAAAATAGACGTAAAGCAGGCGCTAAACGTATTATTACGTTAATTGACTAGGAGGTCGGTTATGGTTAAAAATGAAGATTTAAAAATAACTCAATTTAGAAAAGATCGAGTTAAAATTTTAGAAACTCTTTATGCTGATGAACCATCAACTGCACGTAGATATAACCGTTCTACTAGCGGTATTGGTAATAAACCGAAGACAGCATCAGAAGTTAGAACATTACTTGAAACATCTTTTACAAGTAATACAAAAGCTGTTGAATTATCTCAAAAAGTATATGCTACAAACCCAATCTATTCTGACGTTATTGAGTATTTAGCAAATATGTTTATGTGGAGATATAAAGTTACTCCTCATAGACTATATACTAAAAGCAAAGCACAGGCGAAAAAAGAAATTCCAGAAGATGAATTCTTATCTCAGTATCGTTTAATGCTTGAAGTAGTAGATGGTCTTTCTATTGAAACAAAATTTCCGGCAATTTTAAGAAATTTATTTATTAGTGGTGCAGTTTATTTTACCACAATGATTAATGAAGAATCATATACAGTTGATACTTTATTACTTCCTAGTAAATACTGTAGAAAAATTGGTGAAACTCAATATGGAACTGCATTAATTCAATTTGATTTTTCTTATTTTGATGATACTGGTTTAACGGATGCCGATTTAAATGATTATTTAAAAAGTTTTCCAAAAGATTTTAAAAGATGTTATAATAAATATAAAGCAAATGCCAATTTACGTTGGCAAGATTTAGATCCACATTATTCAAGTGGTCTATTATTAAATGATTATGGTATTCCAACATATTTATATATTTTGGGTGGTATTCTTGATTATGAAAAATATCAAGACAATGAATTAGAAAGAAATGAAAATGCTCTAAAATATATTGTTGTTCAAACGATGCCTCACTATGAAGATAAACTTATCTTTGAAGTAGACGAAGTCAAAGCATTACACAATTCGATGAAAAAAGTCATTGATAAAGGTGAAAAATCTCGTTTATTAACAACATATGGTACTATTTCAGTTGAAAAACTTGCAGAAAATGATACAGTTGAAAATCAAGTATTAAGTAAGTCATTTAAAGCAATTTTTAATAATGCCGGCTTCAATAGTGGAGTTTTTACTTCCGATAGTGTCACCGCATTAAAATATTCATTAATTAGAGATAAAGGATTGGTGTGAAAGTTTGTACAAGGCTTAGCAAGCTTCTATAGTATTGCTATCAATAATTGGTTTGATTTTAAAACCTTACAGGCCGATATTGATATTTTACCAATCTCCTCATATACTTACGAAGATGATATCGAGATATACAAAGATAATGCTACACTTGGTGTTGGCAAAGTCGATTACTTGATAGCATCAGGTATTAAACAAAAGAACATCGAAGATGTTCTCAATTTAGAATCAAAATTACATTTAGATCGTATTACTCCAATGCAAACTTCTTATACACAAACTGCGGAAGATAGAGAAGCAACAGATGAGAAAAACGATACTTCTAAAAAATCTGGAATTGAGCCAACAGATAATAAAGAAGAATAATGTAATTTAAGGTGAGGTTTACATGAAAAAACGCACAATCAATTGTAGTATTCCTGCAACCTTATCTTTTTCAAAAGAAGAACAAAATGAAAATGAGCGTTTCACTCGTGGAAAACTTCGTGTGTTCTACAAGGGCGAAACACCTGATCATCGTTTGTTCAACGATACTTTCTCAGAAAGTATTATTAAATCATTACCTTACACTCCAATTGTAAGCTATTATGACGAAAAGAAAGATGATTTTGTCGGACATGCGACAGAACAAGCCATTTATGGTATTGTCGATCCTTGCGGAGAAGTAGTCTTCGAAACAAGAGACGATGGTAACACTTGAGCAGTTTGCGATACAGTGTACTATACGAAACGTCCAGACAAGGTTGGAGAAATCGCAAAGAAGATTGAAGGTCATAGTCAATCTTTAGAACTAGACCCAACTACTGTTAAGTATGTTATTAACTATGACGAAAGAAAACATTTCAAAAACATTGAGTTCACCGCAGGACACTTTGTTGGAGTAAGTGTTTTAGGGAAAGACCAAAAACCCGCGTTCACAGGTTCAGCGTTCTTCACAACTGACGAATTACTCGAAAGTTTAAAATTATTACATGAATACTGCGATCAAAATGGTCACAATCAACCTGGAGGCAATGAAATGAATTTATCAGAATTTATTAAGCTCTCCTGGGGTGAAACTGCTACTAAAGTAGGTGAAGCAGTTGATACAGAATACGGTAAAGAGTACTTTAACTTTGTTGTTGAAATGTACGAAGATCGTGCAATTTGTAGATTCTATTCTTATTTAGATGGTTCTTCAAAATTAATGCGCATCAATTATTCTATTTCTGAATCAGGTGAAGTCACATTAGGTGAAATTCATGAAGTTCATGTTGTTTATGAAGATTTACCAGAACCAACAACAGATGGTAACGCCAATATGACAACTGAAACAACAACTGTTACTACTGAAGAGCCACAAGGCGTAACAAATCCAGAACAAGCAACAGAAGCTACAGTTACTGCTGTTCAAGAAACAGAAACAATTACTGAAGCAACTTCTTTAGATACTGCTACTACAGATAATACTGAAGATGCGGTTTCTAAGCCTGAAAATGCTTCTATGGACAATTCCGCGGAGAAGACTCCATTAAGCACTGAAGGTAACGTTGATACTTCTGCGAGTGATGCTGCAACTACACCTGCAGCAAACGAAGAACCTGCAACTTTTGCAGCACAAGATGTTGACGCTAACACCCAAACTACTATGGAAGTAGGTGCAGTTAATGAACAAAACAAAGAAGAAAATTCAGGTTCTGCCCCACTTACTGATAGTGAAAGAGCGGAATTTGAAGCCCTTAAAAGAGCGCAAAAGGAAGAACTCTTAAACTCTTATAAGGAATATCTTTCAGAAGATGAATATAATGGTTTCTTTGCTACCATTGATTCAGTTTCTAAAAATGAATTAGAAACTTCTCTTCTTAAAATTTATAAAGATTTTCAAGAAAGAGAAAAAGCAAAGCCAACTACAAGAGTTTTCTCATTATCTCAATTAATTGGTAGTAATGTTAAGAAAAATGAGAGCAAAGAAAGTGAATTAGCGGATTATATCGGAAACGTATTAGGTCGCTAATCTAACGAGGTATAACATGGCAATTTATGATTATTTACCAACATACCACCAAATTGAAGCTAACAACCTTAAAGGTTTACAACCAGGTTTCGTAGTTGCTCAAATGGAAATTGCTCCTTCTGCAACAGGCGATTTACTTAGCGCAAATGGTATGTTCGAAAATGGCCACATCTGTGGTATCAGTGCTGATGGTATCGTTAAAGCAAGTGGTAGTGAAAGAGCACTTTTCATCCACTATTCCGAACCACTCAACACATTATTCGACGGTGCAAAATTCTTTGCTATTAATCCAAAGAATGAATGCGGTCGTTTAGTCCAACTCATCCCAGGTGATGAATGGATGTCTGATATGGAACCAAGTGCAGTTTGCATTGATGGTCGTATCGTTGAATTAGATGCTAGTTCAACACAAAGTGGTGATGACTGGTATAAAGTGAATACTTTACCAGATGGTACTCCTGCACATCACTATATGTTCATTGGTTAGTTTTTGGAGGTAGTAACAATGATTAAGAAATTATTAGTAGCTGCTTTCGAAGGCAGATCAGTTGAAAACTTTGCTGCAGAAGATGTTAATGAAGCTGCAGTTAAAGCAATTATGGAAGAATGTGGTTTAGATGAAAATTCTAATGCCCGTGATTTCCGTAATGCAGAAGTCAAAGCTTTCGGTTTAATTGAAGAAGCTGTCGATGAAATCTTACCAAAGAAATTAGACGGTGTTTTATCTCAATTTGCTGAAGTTAGACAATTCGCAAGAGATGCTGAAGTTGTATTCGATATCGAAAAACTTGGCAAAAACCGTGCTAAATTAACAATTAGCAAAGGTGCACGTGGTGGTATCTACCGCGCAGCAAGATTAGATAACAAATATTTTGGTCTTGAAACAAGTGTATATACTGTTTCTGTTTACGTTACATTAGAAGAAATCATTCTTGGTAGAATGACATTAGGCGAATTATTCTCCAATATCTTAGAAGGTTTTGAAGAAATCGTTTATAAAGAAGTCTTCAATGCTTTAGCAACAGGTTCTGCTTTAGCAGGTTATGAACGTATCAAAGAAGGTACAGCAACTGTTACAACAAACAAAGCTGGCTTAGGTGATTCCTTAGACAAAGTATTACCATATGTTAAACAATATGGTGTTCCAACAGTCTTCGGTTCTGCCGTTGCTATGGATGAACTTGCTAACCCAGGTGATGCATATCATCCAGAATTAGAAGATAGTAAAGATCGTAGACAAATCGGTATCATCCGTATTTACAAAGGCGTTCGTATCGTTGAATTACCAAACTACTTAGTTGATAATACAAATGGCGAATGGTTCTATGATCCAAAATACGTCTTCGTCCTCCCAGCTGGTGCTAAACCAGTTAAAGTTGCCTTAAAAGGTGAAATGTACATTAAACGTAATGAACAAGCAACCGGCAGCGAAAAATGGGAAGCTCATAAATTAATGGGTGTTGGTCTTGCAATGGCTAATAACTTCGCAGTTATTACTGTTGAAGATGCTATCATCGACTAATTTATAAAATAATATCCAAAGGGGGAGGGTTATACCCTCTCCCTCCTTTAAGTTTTTAGAAAGGAGACTTTTATGTCTGAACCAAAAGTTTTTAAAATTAAAAAGACTATTCCAGGTAATGTCTTATTTATTCTTCATCCAGTTTCTAATCCTACATTAGAAAAAGAAATCTATCTTACAGATAGAAGACCATCAATGTTTTTACCATTAGATTGGGCATTAGGTATTTTCTTAGATGATGGTAATTATAGACTTTATAAAAAAGGTGTCTTTACTTTTGAAAACAATGAAGAATTAGTTCAAGCGGCTTATGAAGCAGGTGTTTATTTTGATGAACATTTAGACTTTACTCCTGTGAAAGAAGATAACGAAAAAACCATTTTAGGTATCTTACAAAGCGGAAATAGAGCAAGTATTGAAAAATCTGTTAAAGATTATGGTAAAGAACTTATCATTAAAGTTGCAGCAGCAAATGTTGATAGTTTAAGCACAGGTGTAGTTCGTATGCTCGAAAGTGTTTTAAAAGTTCAACTTGTCATTGATAATGATTCTATTGTTGAAAGTAAATAATTAATTTTAAAAGGAGGCAGTTATGCAATATTGAGATAATATCTTATATCCATCATTTCTAGCTACCATTCGTGGTGAATATTATGGTGTCATCTCACAAGATGACATTGATGAAGAATGTTTTCATCTTGCAGAAAGAGCAATAGCAGCCTTTAAATTTCCTAAAATTTCTACTGAATATAAAACTTTCTATGCGGTGAGAAATGCCGATAACAAGTTGGAAGAAGTTGATGTGGAAGATTATCCAGAGGCAATTCTTCATGGTTATTTCTTAAATGATTTAACTTATGCTGAAATCGAAATTCTCATCGCATGAATGAAAGTTTACTGGTGTGAAAACCAAATTTCTAATGCCGATAATTTTGATGAAATCTATACAGATATAAACATCAAAACTTATTCGCGTGCGAATGCAGTTGATAAAAATATGAAACTTATGGCTGAATATCGTGATTATGCGCGTGAGTTAGAAAATAGATATAGTAGAGTTAATGAAGAAAGAAAACCTTCCATGGGTGATATTAATTCAGAGGATTAATATGAACAGTTTTGAAAGATTTAGAAATCGTAATTCAAAACGAATGGAAGCTCGAGATAACTTAAACACAGGTTTTATTTTTAAAGGTTATCCTTCTATTGAATTAGAAAATAAAGAATACTCCATAAAGGATGACGAAGAAATAATTATAACTACTACTGTATGTGCTACAGTAGTTAATGAACAAGAAAAAGATAAAGCATATATATATACAACAGTTTGTGATCCTCTTGAACTTGGTTCAGTCTGAGGCGCTAAAGGGTTACACTGACTAATTGCAGAAGAAATTGTTACTATTAAAGATGTTCATTGGCATAAGTATTTAGCATATTTATGTAATATTGAAGTAGAACATACTTGGGGATATTTTAAAGGCCCAGAAAAGAATTACGTCAATATTAAAAATGAATATGGTGCATCATTAGAATCTTTACAAAAACCAGTTTTGGTTCTACCTGTTAATATACTTGGTTTTGAAGATAAAATTGTTATTAATAAAAGACCTTGATTAGTTCAGGAATGAGATGCAATTAGTTCTCCTGGTATTATTTATTATTCTTTACGTGCGACTACTATTTCTAAAGAAGTAGCAGAAGAACATGAGAATGATTTAGTTTATATTGAAAGAGCAAAAGATAACATTACTCCTGTTATTATCGTGCCTGAAAAACAACCAGAAACAAATATTTATTATATTGGCAATGAAGTAGATATTACATTACCAACAGAAAATGGTTATTTTGTTTATGATAACAAACAGGTTAAAATTAAAAAACGTTCTGCATCTTCTGTAGTCTTTATGTTACCTTTCGGTGTAAAAAACGTTACGATTGAAACTAAAGAAGGAGGCGAAGTAGTCACAAGACAATATGTGACGAAAGAATAATGATTAAATTAACTAATCTTAAAAAAGCTCCTATTGAAATTGCTACAGTTTTGGCACAAGATGAAACGATTAAAAAATTATTAATTATAGATACAGCAGATGCTTTGATTCAATCAGTTCCAGAGAAATCTCTTAATGATTTATTAGAAGAACATTATATTTCAATGGAACCTCCAGTAGAAAACCGCATTGAAGATTATCAAAGAAACACTTTTATTTCTATATTAGTTGATAGTATTATGCCGGCTTCTGAAGAAAATACAAGAGCAACAATAATCCTTTATGTTAGTACAAATATGGATCATATTCTTTTAGAAGGTAATAAAAATAGATTATTGGAACTTGGAGATAAAATAATTAATTTATTACAAAATAAAAAATTTAGTTCTGCTGGACAAATGAATTTTTCATCAATGTCTCATTTAATGCTTTCTGAATTTCATTCCGCATATCGTTTATCATTTATTATGACCGACCAACAAAAGAAAGCTGGTGATATTTAATGGATGAACAAGAATTAATTAAAAGTGATTATAGCATTTCAAGACTATTTGTAACAAAAATAATTCATATTCAGACTCCTGATGGTGTTTTTGCGGTAAAAATGCGCACATTGAGAGATTTTTATGAAGATCAAGATTGGAATGCTTTTTATCATATAATTTCAATGAGTGAAGATAATTTAAAAAAATCTTTAGGATTACAAAATAAAAATGAATTAACTCATTATGAAATTATAAAAATATTAATATTTGATTTAGGTCAATATAATCAATATAAAAAAATTTATACATTATTTATTGAACAACTAAATAAACTTTTTAAAAAAGTAGAATTAAAAAATAAAGAACTTATAGTAGATGGTATTACTATAACTGGTGATATTTGAAACTATATAGTTTATTTATTAAAATTATCTTATGGGGAAAAAATAGAAAAACCTATAGTTTTCTCTTCAGAAGAAGCTCGTAAATTATACTTGGCTCAAAAAGCAAATGAAGAAAAGATTAAAAAACTTCGCAGTAAAAAAGCTGGCGAAGATGAAATCATGAAAATTTTGCTTTCTATTACTTACAAGTTTCCTTCTTTTACGATCGACTACCTCTTCGATCAAACTATGGCTCAAATTCAATGGCTCCAAAAATATGCCGCAGGAGCCGTGTCTTACGAGGTCAATGCGCAAGCATATGCGGCAGGCAACGTAAAGAAAGGCAAAAAATTGGATTTCTTTATAAAATAATATAGTGAGGTAAAACATATATTATGGCTGATAATTTAGTATATTCTAGATTAGGTGGTTCTGCAGCAAACTTCCAAGGTATGATTCAACGCTTTGGTATTGTTACAGTTATGAATGCTCGTGTCTATGAGTCATTAACTGCAGAAGAATTTGCTGGCAAAGATGCTGTTGAAATTCTTAAAACACTTGGTTCTGCTTCTGGAAGCACATGGACATGGAACACTCCACTTTGCAGATTAGATACATTAAAAATTGCTAATGCTACACAAGACGGTCCAACAAAAACCGTTTCTGGTGGTCAATTCAGTAATCCATTAATTAAATTCGGCAAATCCATGAGACTTGAAATGCAAGATGCTCTTGGTAGTGCTCAAGCATTAGATGCTCTTGGTGGAACAGTCGCTGAAGGTTCAACTGCAGGTGCTAATGGTGTTGATTATGGCAGTGTTCACGCACTTCATATTACAGAAGACTTCAATGGTCCAAAATTAATCGTTGGTGACACATTCTTCATCGATCAAGTTAGTGGACAACAAGTTCCAGCATTAATCGTTTTCTATCAATTCTTACCAGATTCAATCTTTAATCTTGCACAGGATGCAGAAGGTGATGCAACTGTCTTTGATATGAATGGTGATTGTTTGACAACAGTTATTACTGTTGGTGATAGAAATGGCGATCCAATTGAACACGGTGTGTTTTATTCTATCGTTGATCCAAAAGATCTTCTTGCATAGTCCTAATCAATAAAACAGCTCCTAAGACTACCTTCGGGTAGTCTTTTTTATTGCTCTTTTATTTGACCTTTAATCAAACCTAAATTATATTTATATACATTTTATAAGGAGATTTATATGAAAGATAGCATCATAGTATATTCTTCGCCTACTTGTCCTAAGTGTAAAATGCTTAAAATGGAATTAGATAAAAAGGGCGTAGAATACCAAGATTACAATTTATTCGATGACCCTCAAAAAGCTAAAGAATTAGGTATTAAAGAACTTCCTATTCTCTCTATTAATGGAGAACTTTTTACCATGAAACAAGCAAAGGACTGGGTTAAAGGGCTTTAATTATGCAAGATACAATTGAAAACAAAATTGCTTTCATACAGAAATATATGAAAGCACAAAATGCGGCAACAGGTAGTGATGTCGATCAGAATGCTAATGTAGCAAATAAAAATATCGCTACTTTAGCTGCGGAATTACCTAAAAAAGATATTATTGCTTTAAATCGTGAGCTAATGAGACAAAAACTTACTGCAATGTATGGTTCTGTTGTAGCAGATCAATATGCAGAAGACTTGGCAAATCATATTATTTACAAACATGATGAAACATCAATCTTTCCATATTGCTGTTCTATTACACTTTATCCATTCTTATTAGATGGTCTTACAAAAATTGGTGGTAGTTCAACAGCACCGCAACATTTAGATTCTTTTTGCGGTTCATTCATTAATTTGATGTTTCTCGTTGCAGGACAATTTGCTGGTGCGACAGCAACTCCAGAATTTTTAGTCTATTTCGATCACTTTGCTCGTAAAGATTATGGTGATGATTATATACAACATTTAGATGATGTAATTGAACATTGAAAGACAAAAGATATTACATTGCGTGAAAAATTAGAACATTATTTCGCACAAATTGTTTATACTATTAATCAACCAGCAGGTGCAAGGGGCTATCAATCTCTCTTCTGAAATATCGCATATTTTGATCATGATTACTTTAATGAAATTTTTAAAGAGTTTGTCTTTCCAGGAGACTGGGACGATCCTATCGAACATTGAGAAAGCGTTAAAGAGCTTCAAAAAATGTTTATGATCTGATTCAATAAAGAACGTCTTAAAAATCTTTTAACTTTCCCTGTTGAAACTGCGAATATGCATACAATTAATGGACAATATGCAGATAGCGAAATGGCCAACTTCTTTGCACAGATGTGGAGCGAAGGAGCATCATTCTTTATGTATCAAAGTGATAGTGTAGATTCACTTTCATCTTGTTGTCGTTTAAGGAATGGTATTGAAGATAATACTTTCTCTTATACTCTTGGTGCAGGTGGAATTGAAACAGGTTCTAAAGGTGTAATTACTATGAATCTTAACAGAATCGTGCAAGATTGGCACAGAGATAATGCATTAAGCTTCGAAAAAGAACCTTTATCGCTTTATATTTCATCTATTGTATCAAGAATCCATAAATATTTAACCGCATTCAATTCTATTATATGGGATTATAAAAATGCTGGATTACTCACAATTTTTGATGCAGGCTTTATTGATTTAGATCGTCAATATTTAACTATTGGTATTAATGGATTTGTTGAAGGTGCGGAATTTTTAGGCATTAAAATTGATCCAGATAATGAGAAGTATCAACGCTATGCGACTGACATCTTAGAGACAATTAAAAATCTTAATGCAACTGCGAGAACAGATAAATGTAAATTTAATACAGAATTTGTACCAGCAGAAAGTTTAGGATTAAAAAATGCTAAATGAGATAAAAAAGATGGTTATAAAGTTCCAAGAGATTGCTATAATAGCTATTTCTATATCGTTGAAGACGAAGATTGCGATCCGGTTATTAAGTTCCGTTATCAAGGAATTAAATTT